TAAAGTTTAAAAACAACAGTCACAAGATCTAAAGAAGTACTTAAGTAATTCTTTTTGATTTTATAAAAATCATATAGATTTGTCAGTACTATGAATGGATTGTTAATATTATTAACAATTCCACTCATAGGTACTCCTGTAATTTCTATTCCTTTACTGATTCATCTCTTTGCAAACTCATATGTATCTTCAGATACATGTGTTTTTGCATCGGATGTTTCAACTCCTATGTAATTTATTCATTTAATATACATTTGGGCAACTTTATTGTTTTTTATAACAATATCATCACCCAACATTATGTAATCTTTAAATGAAAAATTATCATAGCCACATAATTTAGCACTTCAATGAAGTACTAAATGATGTGTTAAAGTAAAGGCTGCTCAAGAAGAATAAGCACCCATAGGTTGTCCAACTGCATATCGCAGTTTTAAACCTTCTGGAGTCTTAAACTCTCTTGATGATAAGATACTACTTCACGAATCAGCGAATTTCTTACTATACATTTCTGTAAGAAGTCTTCTCTGTAGTGAAATAGGAAATCTATCAGTAGCAGATGATAAGTCAATTGATCAAAATCTTTCTTCGTTATCTTTTCATTTATTATATGGATCTTGAGTGTAAGTCCTATCACATGGAAGATTATGTAGTTTATTCATAATGTTTTCATGTATAGGTTTAAGAAATAATTGAGTATAGTAATCAACTATAGCAACTATTCTTAGTTTACACTCTGGATCATATATAAATGAAAGTTTTCCAAGAGTAGAATATCATTTTCTATCTCACTGGAATTTATAACTATCAAGAAAGAACTTAGATCCGGATTCACTTGTTATATTTAATATATTTTGTATGAGGTCATAAGGATAACTACATATAGTTCTTAATGAACTAAATGTAGCTTTTCCTTCTGGCCCAGCTTTGTTTGAAAGATAAATATCTTTTTCTTCAAAGTCGTGAATTTTAGATTCAAGTCTAAAATTCCTTACAAAACTCTTAATAAAACCAGTAGGTATGATTTTCTTTTCACACCCTGGTTTTGTTATAGACAAGTAATCTGGTCTAAGTTTCTTTTTTTGTTTAGAATCTAAAACAAAAGATCTAGTCAATGTAAGTAAAGTCATTAAAAACTTTCTTTCTTGAAGAGATCCTTTTGCTAAAGGTTTTAAACAAGAAAAGATTTTTGGTCATCCTTCTGTATCAATACCTAATTTAATTTTATTATAAAACAAAGGTTGGTTACATATGTACCTAGTACAATGTAATCTACCTTGTTTAAGAAATTTGGTTGTGTAAATCAAACCATTTTTCTTAATCATTTTATTAATAGTTTTAAATAAAGGATTTATATAGAATGGTATATTTAAACTAGGA